CAACTCTTCTAGTTGTTGCTTAAGATTCATCTTTTCGTTTCGCATGAGTTATTCCTCTTTTGAATTTTCTCATGTCGCCAGTACGAATGCTATTAACAAGACGTTTTGTTAAGTCCACAGCAATATCATCATCGAATTCACGGTGAATGAATTCAATTAAATTAATTGCGCCAGAAATGATATGTTCGCCTTTTTGTTCGACAAATCTCTCTGGTTCATTTTTAGAAATCGCCATAGAGTTTAACTCTTCGAACAGACTTCTACGTGGTTTCTTACTAGTCATAAAATAATTCTCCTACCAGTATTTATCAATTATCATCAAATGGACTAGCCTTTTTAGACTTAACCATTGCTCGGAGACTCATTGCCGACTCTGTTTTCTCTGGTGGAATAGCAGAATCTGTGTCATTCTTTGTTACTGTAGTTGAATTCTTTAATTTATCCATTATTTTAGCAGTTTGTGAATCATTTGAACCAACTGCTAAATCATCGTCTTCTAAGTCTGAATTACTAATTCGTAAACTATCTCTGTCAAATACTAGATTTATCTTAGAACCAACACCACTAGAACTTCTTGTCTTCAATAATTGTAATTGATATTGGCCACGTTCTCTCATTGCGTTACTAGTAAAGATGCCAATAACATTATCAGCAGTTTGAATTTTAGAGATACCACCAGCAATGTGAGAATGGTCAAATTCGACCTCTTCTACTGCTGAACGATTTAACTGAGATGCAGTCACTACAACTGTTTCAGATTCCATTGCAAAGTTACGAATTTCTTCTGTGACGTACTTGTCTTTGATAAACAAATCACCTGGATTAACTTTCTTCGTTGCCGGCATCAATAGGTCTAAGTAATCAATACAAATACAATCTACATTTTTTCCTGTAACGATTTGAAGTTCTTTTAGATAAGCACGGACATCATTGATTGTCGAACCTGAAGACATATACTTAATTCTAAGCATACCAGATTTCTTACCGATAGTCTTCACTTTCAACTCAACATCATCTAGTTCTTTAAAGATACGTCTAGTACTCTTATCTGTTGCCATTGCATCGATACGCATTGCAGATAATTCTTCTGACAATTCTAAAGTAAGATAGACAACATTCATACCTGCTTCTGCCCAGTTCAATGACATATTCTGCATGAACAAAGATTTACCAGAACCAGAACCACCAGCAAAGATAGTTACTTCACCTCGATTAATACCGCCGTAAAGTTTATCATCTAAGTCTTTCCAACCTGTAGTGATTTGTCCGTTGTTGTCTTTTAGAACTTCAAGTCTTTTTCTAGGGTCATGGAAATAATCAGTACCTAAAGACCTTGCTAGTCCAATCTGAACTGCTTCTTTGATAGTTGTTTCTACTTCACCATATTTACCTTCTTCAAGTAAATCAGCACTATTAACGATTGCTCGTTCAATTGCTTTGTGTCTACAGAATGTTTCAAACTCATCAACAAACCAATCACTATGCTTTGCTATGTCTTCTAGTAATTCTATCTCTTGACCTGTCTCTGCTTTAATCTGTTCAACAGATGGCATAGTAGAATATTCTTCAGAATAATTAACTAGGTAACCCACAATATCACGGTTCGGTCTATCAAAGTGACGTTCATCAATGATGCCCATTACCCTAGTAAACAACTGTGGGTCTGTCAACATAAATTGAACAAACAACTTCTGCAAGTCCGGAGAGTAGTTTTTTACTTCTGACATTTATTTCCTATTAATGATGTTAAATATTATTATACGATATACTGATTCATTTGTCAATAGAAAGTTAATATGTTTCTATAAGTTGGTCTGCAATCCCATGCTTAACTGCTTCTTCAGGAGTTAGCCAATGGTCTGTCTTTGGTGCCAATAAGTGCTTACGAATGTAATTCTCTTTCTTTCCAGTACATTTGATATAATGTTCCATCAATTTTTGATTTGTCCATTCCATGTGAGCATGTGCATCTAACATATCATGGTACTGGCCTTGAGTTCCGCCACTAAATTCATGTGACATAACTGCCGTATTCTGTGTCAGATATCTATGCCCTTTTACACCAGACATCATAAGCATAACACCACAGGATGCAATTGACCCCATTCCGTATGTGTAAACTGGAATACGAGATTGTTTAATAACATCAATAAGATGCATACAACTATCTACGTAACCACCAGGAGAGTTGATATATAAATGAATAATTTCTGGTGCCTTATCTGTGGGCATCAAATTATATTCCATTATCATTTTTACTAATGGCATACAGTTATCTTGGTTAAATTCTTTGTCCATATGTAACACACCATTTTCTCTTAAGAATTCTCCAGGTTGTTTTGGTGGAGTTGGTGGCTGTGGCATAGGAGGCATCGGTGGTGGTGTCGGCGCTTCTTTTGGCTCTGGTATCACGTTAATTTTTATTTGTTTATTTTTCATATTGTATTAATGCTCCTGCTTTACATTATGCGTGTTTTCACACTTATTTTTGTACTGTTACTTATACGACCATCAATAATCGATTTTAGAGTATATAATTTTCCGTACTCTTTTACTGAATCTGCCGCATCTTTAATATGTTCTTGCCAAGTTGGAAATGAAACACTCCAACCATTTTCTTGTGCCTGATATATCAACTTCTTACCAGCGTTATCTCTGTCAGGACATACGATAACTTCCCCTTTGAACTGATTAATGTAATCAATCTGATTCTGTGATGCTTCGTTGCTCATTATTGCAACACAGTCTAAGACTGCCGCATCTATTGTTCCTTCAACTACAATCAGATATTCTTTATCTTCTCTAATCTTATCAGAATTGTATAAAAAATTCTTTGGTTGCTTCGTCATATACTTAGACTCTGATTTGCCTGTAAAGTCTCTGCCTGTGTAACCTACAATTCTATCACCTTGTGTGAATGGAAATATGATTCGATTTTTAAATCCAAACGAACTACTCCAATATGTATCAACAAAATCATAAACACCTCTATCAAGTAGATATTTTGCCGCCATAATCGCACCTTCAGGTGGGGTATCTTTATTTAGTATATCATCCAATGTTTCGGAATTTTCAGGTAACTCCATTCCAGGAAATGATGGTATTCTTGTAGTTTGAGTTTTTGATTTAAACACCCACGGACCTTCTGATAATTCTTTTTCTCGGATACTTTCAATCTGTAGTCTCTTTATCTCACTTTCAGGAACACCAAGTAATCTCATAAACTTAACAAAATTCTTGTTTATGACTTGACCTTTTCTATGAGATGCTGTAATACCACAATTAAAACAATGATATGATACTAAATCACCCTCGTTTTTCAACCCACCTCTCATTCTAGTATCTGACCTAGTTTCACCTTGGTCGATACAACACGGACAATTAAAACTCAGCCAACCGCCTGAACTTTGTCTTGTCTTACCGGGAATGAATTGATAAACAGTTTGTTGTAGTTCCATGTACTTATAATACACCAATGGAACACAAATGTCAATAGGTTAATTAGTTTCTTAGTAATATCTTATCTACTGTACCTGATGCTGTATTTGGGTATGTAATTCTAAGCCAGTTAACGTTTGCTTGAATAACATAACCTTGTACACCAGTTTCATTATTAATCGTAATAGATGGGTCATACATAAGTGATGGAGTTAAATCAAACCAGTCATTATCTGATGAACTTGCTTGTTCACTTAAATCACCTTGTATTTTTAAAACTCCTGTAAATCCTGTATAGTAAACCGCAAACGTATGTAGTGATTTTGATTTGATTGTATCACCTGCTCCGTCAAACACTGAAGAAACGAAATTTGTACCATCATTAAAGAAAGTAGTTGTTTGTTGTGAATCCGAAAAAGTAGGATAAACATCATCTAATACTTCAAGTACACCATGAGCATTATCATTTGTATCTGTATAAATGATTTGCTCTACACCATTTTCAACTGTATACATCGCATATTGATAAAATCCTTCTGGGAGCATGATTGTATCTGATGTTGGTATTGAAACTGTAGCCATTCCTTTGGTTGCATTTGTAACTGTAAGATATCTAAAGAGAACATTCTCTCTGGATTGTCGGTCATACATTTTCCATATAACTGTTTTTCCAGTAAGGTCTACAGACTTTCTATCTGTGTCTCTAAATTTAAATCTAAGAGTATTATCAATACCCTTGTGTAGTTTGTGTGTAGTATCATACATAGGCATATTCCCCAGGAATTGAGTCATAGTTGCATTGTTGTCGCCATCTTGCATAACAACTTCTATTTCTCGTGTGTATTGGTATAAGTTAAAGTTTATCATATATGTATTTATCTTCCAGAAGACGAATTCCAGATTGCATAAATATATTTTATGATAGACGAAGATAAAATACAATGGCTCCAAGAAAACTATCCGTTCTTTTCCTGTGTCAAATATGGCAATAAAAAGGAATACACTGAATATCTTGGAATCATAATTAACAGTGATGCTACTATAACGTCAATGTACAACTTTGAACTGCTAGAGTCCGCAGAGGCTAGAAAGCATTTCATTGAACTTGGTGAACAATGGTGGTGGGAATCGAATAGACTAATTCCTATAAACCTTTTTCTTCGTTCTCAAATTGAGCCTTTCAGTGAATGTATTCTAAACATGAATACTAAAGACTGTGAAGTGTTATGGGGACCTGAAACTAGTTTATCGAATATAATTCAAAAGAGAATTAAGAGGCGTTCTGTTCAACTTGTTCGCAAAATAGATTAAGTTGTACAACGATACTAACAGCATATGCAATCGCATGTGCTTTTTTAAAATAATATGAACCATCAGTTGGTTTTACCCATACTTCTTTTTTAATTTTTTCTTTACTCTCATTTAAGAGAGGTCTTTTTGCTGGACGAATGATTGCTAATACTTCTGCAAGTTCTATAATGTTTTGTGGTTTTAGAACTTTAAGTACACCAATATGATTATGAACATGTGCAAGATTTTTGACAACATCCTCATGTTGCAGTAAGTCCCATATTGGTTCTTGGTTTGTTAGTTTATCTAAATGTTCTTCATCTCGTACACCTTCATATAAAGAGTTGTTTAGAAAATCTAACTTGAAGTATCCTCGGTCTTCTGCTTCTTTATAATCAATTGATGAAAGACCGGTAAGTTGGTCAAATGGAATAGGCTGAAGATATACACCGCTGTTATGTTTATCATATGTATTGTCTTTCTTTTTTATAATTGCAGGTATGTGATTGAAGTGTACAAGCAAATCATCTCTACTCACTACATCAATATCAATATCAGTTTTTACTACATTCATTTCCACACCAAAGCGAACATTGCCGCATCATTTTCATCTTCGAAATATATCTTATCACCTTTTCCTATAACATATATTCCATTACAATTGTCATCGCACCAATCAACTAGTTCTCCTAATCGACCTGCGCCTCTTACTAATGGCTTCAACTCGTAATCTATCTTATCAGACGAGATAGCAGTCCATTTTAAATAATCATCATTATCAAAATCAGAAGCAAAACGTCTTTTAGGGTTTTTCTCAGGACCTACAATTCTACGAAGTCTCATAAGACGTTCTTGTGTTCTAAGTGGATTTCTTCTGATTAACTCTCCCACGGAAACTCCACCCAGAGTTCTTCATCATCTAAATCAATTTCTTCGTTACAGTAGTCCATAGGAACTTTTGAATTAGGGTTATCAATTAGTGAAGCAAATCTTACATTTGAATGCCATTGTTCTGGCGTGTAGTCACCTGAGAAACCCATAGCATCTTGCCAATCATTTTGAATCCATTGTAGTGCATCACCGCCTCGATTGATATCATCAATGATAAGAATTTTCTTATATTCTTTTAATGCATGTTTAGCCATGATAGCATTTCGTTCAGTATTCGCTTCTAAGCCATCTGATTCTAATTGAACACATAATGTTTTCATTGGGATATCAGTAGTATGTGAAAGTAAAACTGCCGGCACTAAACCACCACGAGTTATACCCACAATGTAATCTGGTCGCCATTCATCTTTAAACATTTGCATTGCGATAGAATTGACTGCTTCTTCTACACCATCCCATGTATATTTTCTATTATTTTTCATTCTGTCTCCGCATCTGGTCCAGAAAGCAATGCTTCTGCCGCCTTGTATTGTTTGTAAATATCTTGCAATACTTCATATTTTGATAACATCTCTGTGTCTGGTTTAAGAATTGATAAACGACTTTCAATAGTTGATAGTCTGTCATTTATTGATTTGAATGCTTCTTGGTCTCTTGTATCAGTTACCATATCACTCCAATAATTATCATCAAGTGTTATTGTAGTAGGCGATATGTAACCACTATCAGAACTATCTGTATCTGTATCTAATGTTATCATTAAATCTTCTGGATTCATTTCTTATTCTCCTTTTTGATTACTTGCCAACTTCCATCTGGATTTTCTATCCACTCTAAATCATCGTCTTCTGTCCAACCCAACTTCGCCAAAGTATCCTTTGGTAACTCTATATATAATTCACCTGTTTCTGGGTCTTTCTGTATTAGTAGACTACCCACTACTGAAGTTTCTTTTTTCATTGCCATTATATACCTGCCTTCTTCAATATCATTTTAACAAACTGAACATCTTCTGCTCTTGCATTGAATTTTCTTGTCCAAAATGCTGGCTCTAAATTCTCATTTATTAAAGTCAACTCATGGTCAGAAAAACTATCAATCAACTCAGCACCATTATCACTATTAAAAATAACCCAAGGACTAAGGCGTCCTGATTTGATATAATGAATAGCCAATGGTTTACTGACTTCTTTAAAAAACGTGTTAAATGGTCTATCATATTCTTCGCCCCACTTCTGCATTAATAATATGCTTCGTTCTACTGCTCGGTCCGCTGATTCTTTTCTATTCAGTTCTTGTATATAAGTTTCATATACTGAATCAGATGTCCATTTATCTAATTTTACACTATTTCGTATAACAAAGTCAATATATTCTTCAGGATTTATTGCATTTATATTTATGATATGTTTACCGAATTTAGTAAATCCTAGATAAAACTTGCTTTTTGCAAACATATCAAACTCAATTGGTTTACCAACTGCTTGTGTCATTTCATAAAAACGATTGAAGGCATAGAATGCCAACCTAGAATACTTCTCATTTTTATTCATGTATCGTCTTTTAGGTTCACAGACATGAACCATTAAGGTCTTCTCACCTTTGAATTTTTTCTGACAATATTGACATTCAAACATTTATTTTTTCTTCTTTGTTTTCTTCTTTTCAAAAATTTCACTGACTTCTTTATCTGACATACCCATGTCAACAGCCATTTGTTTCAAATCTGAAACATCGTTCATCTTTAGAAACAATTCTACTTCTCTACCATTCAGTGTAGGATACGTTTCTGATACAAACTGTGAGATTGCATCTTTCTTTATCTTAGAATTTGGTGGCTTAATCCATTCATGGAATTGTTTCTTGCCTGTGCCAGTCAAACACATTAACTTCCAAACAAGTTCTTCATGTTTATGAATATCGCCATAGTTCTTATTTACGAACTCATTCGTATTGAGTAATAGTTCATCTCTATCTTTGCTCTTTGTAGAACTCACATATCGAATGAATAGCCAACTACTCCATGCTTTCTTTTTCTCATCATCAAGGTTAGCATACCAATTGAAATCTCTTCTATCGATTGCACTTAATACATCACTTAGTGGTAACTTAGTCGCCATGATAATACCTTCCACCAAACACAAACAAAAAGTTTTGAGCATGTTTTTCGTAACTAAAATAAAAAGCCTCATCATTATTAGTAGTCACTGCTATCCAATCAGATGCTGGAATATTTTCTACACACCAATTATAAGCAATACTAGATTTCTCATATGAGTCTATTACAATTCTATGGTTACTAAAAGAAGTCATAACTTGTCATTTGGTCTGGAATACGATTTAAGT